TACAGACCTTGACCGAGAACTGTATTGAAGGGCTAAAGAACCACGAACTACAGACTAATGAAGAGTATGTCACTAGGCTGAGAGAGGAATTGAACATTATCAAAGATCGCGGATTCGCGAAATACTTTTTGACAATGCAGGCCGTTGCAGATAAAGCAACCTCAGTTCAGCTTGCCGGCCCAGGCCGCGGCTCCGCAGCAGGATCCCTAGTTGCGTATGTGTTGGGAATCACTCAGATTGACCCGATTAAATATGGCTTACTCTTCTCCCGTTTCCTACGCAAAGATGCCGTCGACTATCCGGATATTGACTATGATGTGTCGGATCCGATGCAACTTAAAGAGATGTTAATCGAAGAATGGGGCAAATCAACTGTTGTTCCCATCTCTAACTACAATACGCTTCAATTACGTTCGTTAATCAAAGACGTATCAAAGTTTTATGATATTCCTTTCGTTGAGGTCAATGTAGTTACGGGGCGAATGATTTCTGAAGCTATACCCATCGCGAAACAGAAGCACGGTATAAAGGCCGGAGTTTACGCTCCAACGTTCGAAGAGGTGATGGAGTACTCTGACAGCCTCAAAAAGTTTTTGGAGAAATATCCGCACGTTAAGACCCATATCGTGGCCCTCCTAGGACAAGTCCGTTCTGTTTCCAGACATGCAGGGGGCGTTGTTATTGGCGAAGATTTGGATAAGTGGATGCCCCTGGTTAATAGTGGTGGCGTACGCCAAACGCCTTGGTCAGAAGGGCAAAACGTTAGGCATCTTGAACCATTAGGATTTATTAAGTTCGATATATTGGGGCTTACTACTCTCCGCATGATTGAGGGCGCGGTAAAACACATTCTCAAGAGACACTATAATAACGATGACCCAACTTTCAGTGATGTTCTAGACTATTACAACAAATACCTCCACCCGGATGTTATTGATTTAAATGATCAGAAAGTCTACAAGAACATATTTCACAAAGGTAAGTGGGCTGGCGTTTTTCAGTTTACAGAGAAAGGCGCCCAGGGCTTCTGCACCCGCGTCAAACCAAAGAATATAATCGACATATCAGCTATCACATCTATTTATCGACCTGGCCCGCTCAGTGCAAACGTTGATAAGTTATTTGTATCAGCGAAAAGAAACCCAAGAGATGTTGAATATGTCAACTCTCTTGTCAAGGAGGTCACGAAAGAGACTTATGGTTTCCTAATTTTCCAAGAGCAGATTGCCCTACTGGCACACAAGCTTGGCAAAGGGATCTCCTTGGATGAGGGCAACGAGCTTAGAAAACTACTAACCAAAAAAGGCACAGGAGATCATGAAAAGAAAAAGCTTAAAATCTACAACAAGTTCGTTGAGGGCTGTACCTCTAAGGGGCTCACACGAGGTCAAGCGGAAGAATTGTGGCAAAAGTTCGAATACTTCTCAGGGTATGGTTTTAATAAGTCCCACGCTGTTAGCTACAGTATTCTTAGCTATCAGTGCGCTTGGCTTTTTAATTACTATCCCTCAGAGTGGATGGCAGCTTTTCTCGACAAGGAACCAGAATCAAGAAAAGAACGAGCCATCAACACTGCTAGATCGATGGGATTCGGAATCCAGCCTTTAAACATCAATACTTCGGGCACGGTCTGGGAGATCTCTCCTGATGGAAAAACATTAATTCAACCCTTAACTTCTATCAAAGGCCTAGGCGACAAAGCGATTGAGCAGATACTAGGGAATAGACCCTTTAATTCAATTGAAGAGCTTTTGTTTAGCGAAGAAATCATCTACAGCAAGCTAAATAAGAAAGCCCTGGACGTAATGTGTCGATCCGGAGCACTAGATGATTTATGTGACGACAGGTTTTCCGGCCTGAAGCATTTTTGGTCGGCTACGATTGTGGATCGCCCCAAGAACCAGAAAAGATTTGCCGAAAACATAGAGGCATATGCCGAGGAAGGAAGCTTTTCAAAAGAAGAGAAGGTTGTTTATCTGTCTGAGTTGACTGGGATCTTTCCCATTGATCTGGTATTGAACCAGTCGGTCCAGAAAAAGTTAAAAGAAATGTTTGTCCCACCTATCTCTGAATATGATGCGGACTTGGAATTAATTTGGTTTATACCAAGAGAGATAGTAAAGAGGAAAACAAAGAATGGTCATGATTATTGGATTGTGAACGTTATTGATTCAAATAATGTTACAACTCAAATCAAATGTTGGGGGGTTCGTGATTACGATAAGATATTCCTGAATCGCCCTTACATGGCTAAATTGAGCTATGATGAACAGTGGGGTTTTTCCACACGGTCCATAAAATACGCTTTTAAACTAATAGGATAAGAAAATGAAATTAAAATTTTATAAAACAAGAACCGGTGCCAAGCTACCAAACCGAGCCCATTCAACAGATGCTGGCATGGATCTATTCTATTGCCCAGATCTAAGCAGTGAAAATGTGTGCGTCTGGGAGCCCGGACACAAATTTAAAATACCCGCAGGGGAAAACTGTTTAATACCCACTGGGTTGAAAGTGGATTTGCCAAGCGGGTACATGCTTGAGGTAAAAAACAAATCTGGTGTTGCATCCAAGAACCAACTGATAGTTGGGGCATGTGTTATTGATCCTGGCTATACGGGTGAGATATATGTAAACCTACATAACATTGGCAGATCAACACAAGAGATCATACCCAATCAAAAAATAGCACAGGCAGTGCTAATCAAAACAGAATCATGTGATATAGAAGAGGTCTTCACAGATCCACAAGACAAAAAAACACTCCGAGGCTCAGGCGCCTTCGGTTCAACAGGAGAATTTTAATGAGCAAATTTGATAGAAAAATCAAGAGACAAAAAGAAAAGGAACAGAAAAAGAATCAAGAAGCCGAAATGAAACAGAAAATTCATATGTTCGGACAATTACCGGATAACTGTTTGACATGTAATAAAGAATTTGACAAAACTGATAAAAGTATGGTACAGTCATGGTGTGTCGTAGTCAGAGAAGATGAAAAGAAAGTGAACCTATATTGTCCCGAGTGCTGGACAAGGGCTATGATGCGAGTAAAAGAACTCGAAGAACAGATCAATGGAGAAGAAAATGATAGTTGATTCTAACGGCGATGTTGTTAGTAAAATAAAAGGAACAGTTAGTTTTGACGATGTGCTTCTACAGCCGAATTATTCCGACATAGAGAGCAGATCAGAAGTCAACCTTGGTCATAGACTAGCCTTCAACGATCTGACCCTACCTATAATTTCCAGCCCGATGGACACGGTGACAGAACACAACATGGCCTCTTCGATGGCCTCACTCGGAGGTTTTGGCATCATTCACAGATATAACACGATAAAACAACAGGTTCAGATGGTCGAGACTGTGGCAGCAAACTTGGCTAGATTTCCAGGCGCCGCCATCGGCGTATCAGGAGATTTCCTAGACCGAGCCAGGGAACTTTACGAAGTCGGCACAAATGTAGTTTGTATAGATATAGCGCATGGCCATCATGTCTTGATGGAGAGGGCCTTAAAGACCCTTAAGGATGCTTTTGGAAGCGCGCTTCACATCATGGCCGGCAATGTCGCTACCTTGACAGCCTTTAACGACTTGGCCGACTGGGGGGCAGACAGCATCAAGATAGGAATCGGTGGCGGATCAATATGTTCCACAAGAATTCAGACTGGCCACGGCGTCCCGACTTTGCAGTCTGTGCTTAATTGTGCGCAGAGCGACAGGGATGCCTTGTTGATTGCCGACGGAGGAATCAAGACTAGTGGCGATGCTGTTAAAGCCTTGGCCGCAGGCGCACACTTCGTAATGCTAGGCTCTCTTTTAGCGGGCACGGACGAAAGCCCAGGTGAAATTCATACAGACATAGACGGTTATAAATATAAGGTTTATCGTGGGATGGCTAGCCAGGAAGCTCAGATGCAATGGCGCGGATCCGTAAGTTCTTTGGAGGGGGTGTCGACGACCATCCCCTATAAAGGGTCTGTGACTGGGATAATTGAGGATTTAAGAGTTGGAATCAGATCCGGCTTTTCATATTCTGGCGCAAGAAACTTGGCAGAACTTCATGAAAAAGCAACTTTCATACAGCAGACACCTGCTGGTCAATTAGAAAGTTCAACTCATATCTTGACGAGAAACAAATAATGTAAGATACGGATTTTGAGGAGATAAGATGAAAGAAATAAAATTATGGAAAAATAAAAATGAATTATCAACTTTAGTTGCATTGGTTGACGACGAAGATTATGATAGAGTTATGGAGGCTGTAATAACATATACACCAACCGGGAAGCCTCGCAAGGGAACAGGTAAATGGTACGCTCATGAGGTGACACCAGGTTATATTTACGCCATGAACGGACCCAGAGATGTGGCAGTTCATCGGGTAATAATGAATGCTCCCAAAGGCATGGATGTCGACCACATTAACGGTGACAGGCTCGACAATAGAAAAGAAAACCTGAGAATATGTACTCGTGCTCAGAACTGTCAAAATAAAAAGCTTCGTCGCGACAGTAAGTCTGGCTATAAGGGTGTATACGAGCGCGTGGGCAGGAGAAAATACACCAGCAAGAAAACAGGGAAAGTTACATGGTATGTACCTGAACGAAAAAAGCCTTTCAAAGCTTACATCAGTGACCCCACAACAGCTTACCCAAAGAAGCGACACATTAGTCTGGGCCACTACGCCACTGCAGAAGAAGCAGCCAGAGTGTATGACAAGGCAGCAAAAGAAATTCATGGCGAATTTGCTTACTTAAACTTTCCGGAGGATTAGGATGAGCGATTTGGCCCCCGGAAATATCAAAAGAATTATTTTTGAAGACACCGACAAGAGACATGCCGACTTGAAGATAAGGCTCCATTATGACCAACTAAAACAAGGCGAGTTTTTTAGGTTGATGTTAACGGGCTACATAGAAAAAGATGAAAGAGTAATGAGTTATATTGAAGAATATAAAGGAGATAAGAAAATTCAAAGCAAAAAGAAAATCGCAGACTCAAAGCGGCTGCGTAATAAGGGGGACGCTTTGAAAACAAAGCTCGCTTTAGACCAAGGCGAGATCGAAAGCATTTTTGATTTATTAGAAAAGGAGAACCCAGAATTATGAATGACAAAAGCGAAATGAGAGAGTGCAGTAGAATTTGTGTTGATAAAAACATGCCGTGTCCTGTCAACCTTCAGATCCAAAAGCAGGTTGGTTTAAAAAAAGATGCACTCAAAAAGGAAAAAGAGGCAAAGCGAGGTAAGGGAGAACTAGCTTTAGAGTTGCAACGAGAAATTGAAGATCTCGGTGAAAGCGAGTGTCGACATTGGATTGATTATGAAGAAGATCTGAATTGTTGTTTGATAGCTATAACAAAAAGAGATTCCGCCCCCATGTCTCTCAGAGAAGTCGGAGATAGACTTAATTTAACGTTTGTTAGAGTAAAACAAATTCAGGACAAGGCAATACAAAAATTAACCCAAGAAGCGACCCGTGGAACGACGAACATATCTTTATTTGAAGACTATATAAGGGAGGGCGGTATCTTTTTGAACGAAGCCTTTAAAAACAAAGAGCTTTTTGAAGATTAGCGTACTATTTATTACAGCATCTGACTGCAGAACCATTTAAAACCAGGAGAAAAATTATGGCAGACAATGATAAGAAATTAATTAACGAAAACGTGATGGGTCGTTGGGCAAAGTTGGCAAACATCAAGTCATCCTTGCAATCCGGCATTCTTTCCGAGGGTCGTTCCACTACTGTAACTGTTACAGAAGAAGAGACCGTTACGGAAGAAGAGACCGTCGAAGAACAAAGCCTTGAAGGTACAAAGAAAATGCGTAAGGTTGATCCCCTGCCCGCGGACGTTCCAGACTATGAGTCCCCAGATGAAGACCCAGGTCTGAAAGAAGGCGAACTTGAAGAAGGAGCCGGAACCGTTAAGGAAGAAATGCATGGCGAAGATGATCTTGAGGCACTTGACGATGCTCCTGAAGAGGAAGGTGGCTTGGAACTTGACGCTGCAGCAGACGAAGCAACCGTAATGGACCTGGTTCAGGCTATTGGCCGCGCCATCAACGATGAGGTAGGCGAGGAAGTAGTTGACGTTTCCAGTGGAGACGAAGGCGAAGAACTTCCAGACCTTGGCGATGAGGGTGAGGGCGATGACCTTGACCTAGGTGGCGAAGAAGATCTTATGGAAGAAGAAGCCGTAACAGAAGAAGAGACAACAAAAGAGTCTCTCGTGCGAGAGCAAACTGAAGCTGTAAGAAATGCCATCATCTCCGAAGTTGCCCGCCGCGTACGCGCAAGGGCGCAGCGTGAGACACAAAAGCAAAAGCTTGCAGAGTCTCTTGCTGATAGAATTTTCAATAAGCTTCGCAACAAGAAGTAATATTTTTTATATGACAAAGGAGGGATCAAAACATGGCTGCGATGACCCTCAGGGAGGTGAGATATCTTAAAAAGCGCACCGCACTCCTTTCGCATATAGAGAATGAAATCTCTGGTTTTAAAATTATAAGAAAGGACAGAAGTTTTTTAATGAAAGCTCTGTCCTTTTTTTTGTTCTTTAACAATAAGTTTATGAGCGGGTATGTCACGACGATGTATCCAAAAGTTTATGTTCCAAGGAGTTGGGGCTCCGGCAAGAGCGTTTACCAAAGAGGTCTAGAGTTAGAGGTCTTAGCGCACGAATACATTCACCTGTATGATAGAAAACAAATGGGAGTGTTTTTCAATATAATATATTTGTCACCACAAATATTTTCTTTGCTTGCCGTCTTGGCGATTTGGAATTCATGGTTCATGCTATGTTTGTTGTTTTTATTTCCATGGCCATCACCTGGACGTGCCTGGCTTGAGTTCAGAGGCTATAAGATGACCTTGTTGGCCAAATACTGGATATTAACAAGCATAGAACCAGAAAAGGAAGAGGTATGTTGGGGATGGATTACTAATGATGGCGTTAATTGGGCCCTAGACCAGTTCACTGGGCCATCATATTATTACATGTTTCCATTTAGAGAATTTTTAAGAAAAAGCTTTATTAAAAGTTTAAAAGATGTTAGAATTAATGGTAAACTCTCTCCAGAGTTTGAAGCAATAAAAGATATATTAGGAAAATAAATGCTAGAACAATATAATGAGGCTCTTTGGTTTTTTTGCGGAGTGTTTGTCTATCGATTCTTGAGTACGGCTTTCACTTACGGCCACCTATCAAACATGGTTAAAGAAATAAATGATCAAATATTAAAAATGTTGGGTACCATCTCCGCCGACACTGCTTTCGCCAGAAGTATAAAATATAAACATCTGACAGACTCAGGAATTCCGGAAGAACAGATAGAAATAATAAAAAAATTAGATGACAAAGCTTTCACTGGCTGGAAAACTATTTGTATAGCGCATATGTTTACTAACTGTCCTAAAATCTATAGGAATACAATGAAATTCTCAGATTGGGAAGGGGCCATGGAACAACTTGAAATTGTTTATGCCAGAGAACTGGCAAGAAGCAAGAGATTCCAACCAAAAAGGGAGAAAAAATGAAAAAAAATAAGACTCGCCTAGGCGAGGAGGAACAGAGCGAGACAA